GGGTCAACGATGCCGCACGCGCCGTCATGCTCGCCTATGCAAATGGCACCGACCTCGACCATCTCGCGGCATTGTTCGACATCGAGCGACTGACATTGGTCAAAGCCGACCCGGAACACAACGTCTTGCAGGTCGAAGAAAGCGATACAGACCTACGCAGGCGCACCCAGCTCGCGCCGCAGGGCTTTTCTGTCGCAGGCCCCGAAGGTGCTTACATCTCGCATGCCCTGAACGCGAGCGCCCAGGTGCTAGACGTCTCGGCCACCAGCCCGGCGCCTTGTGAAGTGCTGATCACTGTCCTATCGCGTGTCGGTGATGGCTCCGCCGATGACGCCCTGATCGAGGTCGTCAAGACCGCACTTCAGAACGATGAGGTGCGCCCACTCACCGACAAAGTCACAGTAAAAAGTGCAGAAATTGTCCGCTATGAAATTCGCGCGACACTCATTTTTTTCGCTGGACCTGATGCTGAGGTGGTGCTCAACGAAGCGCAATCTCGCTGTGACGACTACGTCGCGCAGATGCATAAGCTCGGTATGGAAATCACACTTGACGGCATCTATGCCGCCTCACGTCCGGCCGGAGTGCAACGCGTGATGCTTGACGCGCCGATCGACGATATCCCGATTACGAAACAGCAAGCACCCTTCTGTACAAAGGTGACGCTCACACCGGGCGGCATCTATGTCTAAACGAATCACTCCGAACTCGACCTGTCACGAACGCAATCGGTCAATTGTCGCGGCCGCTATCAGCGACAACCTCAACCCAGGCTCCATCTTATGACTAGCCTGCTGCCACCGAATTCGACCCGGCACGAGCGTAACCTCGCGACCGTCGCGGCGCGCATCAGCGACATCCCGACGCCGCTTGCTGACTTGATGAACCCGGACAAGATCGCGCTAGCCCAGCTCCCGTGGCTCGCCTGGCATCTCGGCGTCGATGCATGGAAAGACTACTGGCCAGAACAGGTCAAGCGTGCCCGCGTCAAGGCAGCGATCCCTATTGCGCGCAAAAACGGCACCGCGGCCGCGGTGCGCCAAGCGGTCGCGACCTTCGGCGGCAATATCGCGCTGCGCGAATGGTTCCAAATGGACCCGCCTGGTCAGCCCGGCACGTTCGACGTGGTATTGACTGTCAGCGGGCGCGACGGAGCCCCCGCCACCGCAGCATATGTCGCCGACGTCATCGCGGAGATCGAACGCATCAAGCCCGTTCGAGCGCACTACACATTCACCCAAGGCTTTTCGATGCACACCTGGCAGCAGATCGCGGCGGCTGGGCAAGCGGCTTTATATCGCCGCCTTTCACTCTCTGATTCACTTTCGGATAACTGACATGGCCGGAACGCTATTAACCATCATGGATGCCGGCCGCGCGGCGCTCGTCGCCACCGGCAACACCGGTACCAATGCACACCAAATCATTGAAATCGGCCTGTCCAACGCACCGTTCGATTCAAGCAACAAGGGGCTGACACAACTACCCAACGAACAGAAGCGCATCACCACGTTTGGCGGCCAGAACGTCGCGCCCGATACGATTCATGTGACCTTGCAAGACGACACCACAGATCAATACACGCTCTACGGCTTTGGCTTATACCTTGAAAACGGCGTTCTACTGGCGGCCTACAGCCAGGGCCGCGAAGACCAAGCGTTGATGGAGAAATCGCCGGCAGCGATGCTGCTGCTCTCGGTCGACCTTTTATTCGCAACGATTGATGCAACAACACTGGTCTTCGGTGACGCATCGTTTTCGAATCCACCTGCGACCACCGAACTGCAGGGAGTGGTCGAGCTGGCGACCCAAGCGGAAGTCGATGCGGGCACGGATGACATGCGTGCAGTGACGCCGAAGACGGCGGCCCAGCGCTATGCAGCACTGGCCGGAGCTCAGTTTTGCGGCTCGATCAGCGTGCAGGACATAGGAGATGTCGGCGACAACGCTAAGCGCGCGCAGATCAGTACCGATGCCACAACCGCTTACTACCATTCCGCAGGCCATACGGTTCTCGGATCAGTGGCCGTCGACGGTGAGACTTCGCTGGTCGCCGGTAACCAGATCGCGTTGCGGGTGCTGCCCAACGGTCACGCTTTGGTCGGTGCCACGGCAGACGACGGCGTCGGTCTTCTTCAAGTGGCCGGCCTGGTCACGGCGCAGACACCGCCTGCCGGCGATGCATCAAAAAAGCTCGCCACCACTGAATTTGTTATCAGCGCGATTGGCACCGCCTCGATCGGACAGATCGTGATGGAGTCTCGCACAACTGCACGCGCCGGTTTTCTTAAACTCAATGGAGTTGAACTCAACCGTGCCGACTATCCGGCTTTGTGGGCTTATGCGCAGGCCAGCGGCACCCTCGTCACCGACACCGACTGGGTGAACTACCATTTCGGATGCTTTTCATCCGGTGATGGCGTGGCCACGTTTCGTATTCCCGAGCTGCGAGGCGAATTTCTGCGGTGCTGGGATGACGGACGCGGCATCGACCCGTCACGCTCAATAGGAACCGGGCAAGCAACGCAAAACCTCCAACACAACCACGACGCATCGGCAGACTGGGTGAATGACCATGTTCATAGCGCATGGACCGATGCACAGGGCTGGCACGGCCATGGCGTGAACGACCCAGGCCACGCTCATAGCGTACCCAGCGGCGCCGCAACGGGCTCGGGTGGCTCTGCGGGCGCCGGAACCGCAGGTGGACTTGCGGGCCAGACAACCTACAGCTCGGGTACCGGCATCTCCATCGCCCGCGATGGCAATCATACCCACAACGTTGGAATCGGTGGTGGTGGCAATCATAGCCATAACATCAGCATACAACCCAACGGTGGCAGCGAAGCCCGTCCGCGCAACATCGCTCTGTTGGCGATGATCCGCGCTTACTGATTTTCGAAGGAGATCTCATGCTGATTCATCAATACGACAGCCAGACCGGTCAATACCTGAGCAGCAGCCTCGCCGATGAAGATCCGCGTAGACTCGGCCGCTGGTTGATTCCAGCATTCAGTACCGTTGATACACTCCCCGAGCGCCAGTCGCTGACCTGGCCGTTCTATCGCGATGGCGCCTGGACGTTGCTGCCCGACTATCGCTGCCGTGTTCTCTATCGCTGCGACAACGGCGAACCCACCGAGATTCTGGTTCCCGGCACCACGCCCGATGAGAATGGCTTAACGGATACGCCGCGCCCCTCCGATCAATACCGTTGGCAAGATGGCGCTTGGGTGCTCGATCCAGACAAAATCGCCCAAGCAAAGCAAGCCGCGGCGATGGCTGAGTTCGATTCCCGCATGACAAAGGCTAAGCAGAAGAACGCAGGCCGGGCGGATGCCTACGCTGCCGGCCTGCTGAATGACGAGCAAATCTATAACTTCAAGGCGTGGTCCACGTATCAAATGGATCTCGTCAGAGCACTCGATCAAGACGTATTTCCTGAAGCGGTTGAATGGCCTGCGGAACCTTCGCCCTATGTACCACCACCCCCGGCCGAACCTGCACTTGAGACCGCCCGTGAGAAGTCAGCGCAGCTCACGCCATACGCCGAGTCGATCGCGCAAGAACCGGCACCGACAGCATGACACTGAACCACCACCGTCAACCAACGCCCAATATTCACTCACGATAGGAGCTAAACACCATGACACAGGATTATCACCACGGCGTGCGCGTCGAAGAAATCAATCAAGGATCACGCCCGATTCGCACCATCTCGACAGCGATTATCGGGATCGTCTGCACGGCCGAGGATGCGGATGCGGCCACCTTCCCGCTCGACACGCCGGCGCTGATCACCAACGTCGTCGCCGCACTCGGCAAAGCCGGCGCCAAAGGCACGCTGTACACCGTGCTCGACGCCATCGGTAAGCAAACCAAGCCGGTCACCGTGGTCGTGCGTGTTGCCGAGGGTAAAGACGACGCCGAAACCACCTCGAACGTCATCGGCACCGTGACCGCCACTGGTCAGTACACGGGAATAAAGGCGCTGCTTGCCTCACAGGCCAAGCTTGGTGTGAAACCTCGGATACTGGCCGCGCCTTTCCTCGACACGCAAGCGGTGGCTGGTGCTCTGGCGGCTACCGCGCAATCGCTACGCGGATTCACTTACGTTTCCGCCAACGGCGCCAAAACCAAGGAAGACGCTACGACCTACCGCAAGCAGTTCAGCCAGCGCGAAGTTATGGTGATCTGGCCGGACTTCATCGCCTGGGACGAAACCACCTGCAGCTCGAAGGTCGTGCCGGCAACCGCCTATGCAGTCGGCCTGCGCGCCAAGATCGACAACGATATCGGCTGGCACAAAACGCTCTCGAATGTCGGAGTGAACGGCGTCACAGGGATCAGTCAAGACGTATTCTGGGATTTGCAAGACCCGGCCACCGATGCTGACTATCTGAACGAGCAGGATGTGACAACGCTGATCAATAGCGACGGCTACCGCTTTTGGGGATCGCGAACCTGCTCGGACGATCCCCTGTTCGCCTTCGAGAACTACACGCGCACCGCCCAAGTACTTGCAGACTCGATCGCTGACGCCCAAATGCCGGTGGTCGACGGCCCGTTGAATCCCTCACTGCCTCGCGACATCATCGAGAGCATCAACAGCACATTCCGCGCATTGAAGTCGCAAGGCTATTTGATTGACGGCTCGGCTTGGTACGACCCGGAGCCCAATACGGTTGACGTCCTAAAATCGGGCAAGACTTATATCGATTACGACTACACGCCTGTTCCACCGTTGGAAAACCTGATGCTGCGCCAACGCATCACCGACCGCTATCTCGCTGATTTCGCGACGCGCGTGACGGCTTAATCGATTACGTCACCGACCTAACCAGGAGCATCACACCATGGGCATGCCAAGCAAACTCAAGGGCTTTAACCTGTTCTACAACGGCACGAATTTCGCGGGCAAGGTGGACGAGGTCAATC